CCGACGGAACCGTGGTCTCTTCTTCTAGACTTAAAGAGCAGGACAATAAAGAAGACTTACAGATTGCCACAGCGGCAGAAGAGCAGGCCTGTCCAGAGGGTACGTATAAAGATGCGAATGGAGTATGTCAGCCAATTCAAGTTCAGTGTCCAGAGGGGTATATGTGGGATACATTTAATCAGAAGTGTAGGCCCTCTCCCGCATCTGTCGCCGCAGCCGGCGAAGCCCTTGCGGCTGAGTGGGCTGCCGAGGCTGCCGAGGCGGAGGCCGCAAAGCAAAAAGCTTTTGTCGAGAAGATCGCCGCAATCATGTCCGCTACCTCAACCCCACCGGCCAGCGATCCTGCAGCTGCAGCCGCCGCGGCGGCCCAGGCCACAGCTGCAGCAATTGTGGCAGAATTAATTGAAGCCGGCTATGATTGTCCTGAAGGCGACATGGATTGCTGGCAAGCTGCCTATGTTAGTCATAATGTCGAAGCAGAAACGGAAGAACAAGATTATTATCATAGCCCATGTGATGATGTTATATACAAGATGAATCACCCAGAGGAGTGTGGCTCTCCCGGAGCCATGGGCGGCAACCCGGTTGCCGGCGTCCCTGGTGCGAACGCCTCCACCGGACCCTCCTCCGCTGCTTCATCCACAAACCTAGCAGAGCTAAAAGAGAGCTGTGGACAACTGGTTTGGTCAGATGAGCGTGGAGAATACACATGCTCTGAGACGGGTGAAGCCGCACCAGCCGAATTAGTCGAGGCCGAGACTGACGGCGTTGTTGAGCCAGAAGATGAACCATGCCCTTACCCGGGCCAGATAAAAGATCCCGCCACCAATGAGTGCAAGTGCCCGCCAGGACATAAACTGAACAATCTCACTCTTAAGTGTGAAAAGGATGACAACGACGATGATGTTATAACGATGATTAACTTTTAAATAAACTTGAGAATATTTTAATATATTAAAGTAGTTACATGAAACAACACTGTGTAAAATACCAGCTGGAGGGCGAAGGAGGTGATTGGCCCCTATCCAGCCACACGGGCTAAAATTTATAATTGACAAAAAGATTTTTGAGTTTATAGTAAAGGCGATATGTTGTTTCAAGCACTTGACAATAAGAAAGAGTGTGTAGGCGTATTCTTTGAAGGCCAAATTTTAGATTATTTTCCCAAGGAGATTTCTAAAACGTGGTCATTCGCTCCTTATTTTGAAGATAGGGAAATAGAATACGCCAATTTATTTTGTGGTGGGAAAACTTTAGATGAGGTATGCCCAGAACACCTTAAAGACTCATGGAATTATATTTCTTCTAGGATGAGGGCATGTTTAGTGTCTTTTCAAGAAGCAAAAGTTGATTTGAATGATGTTTGTTTTTATGATTTAGTACCAAAAAGATTTTTGTTTGATTATTATAATTTAAAAAATAGAATTACAGAGCATGTATTTGCAAATTATGAAAAGCCAAGTAATCATAAATTTCTTTTAGATTTGACAAAGCTTGTGAACGAGATTAATACTCACGAATTAAATATCAATGCTAAGTCTATTTCTTCTGGAATGGTCAAATACAAGACTAGAGAGTTCATAAAGAATTTATCAAAAAAAGAATCATATATTGAATATAATATTTTTGGTACCAAAACAGGAAGGCTAACAACAACAAAAACTAGTTTCCCTATCTTAACTTTGGACAAGGATCATCGATCGATCCTGCAGCCGAATAATGATGCATTTGTCGAGATAGATTATAATGCCGCCGAATTGAGGGTTTTTTTGGGCCTTTTAGGCATCGAGCAGCCAAAAGGGGACATCCATACCTGGATAGGTAAAAACGTCTTTAACGGCAAATATTCGAGGGATATGGTTAAGAAGAAAGTTTTTGCCTGGCTTTATAATCCGGAAGCTAAGAATGGAGATCTAGAAAAGATCTTCAAAAAGCAACAAATTTTGGATAAATATTATAGCAATAGCTTGGTGAAGACATATTTTGGTAGAGAAATTCCATCGGACGATCATCATGCTCTAAATTATATAATTCAAAGCACGACTAGTGATCTCTTTTTGAGGCAGTTAATAGAAATACATAACATGTTGAAAGAAAAAAACTCCTATATTGCCTTTTGTGTGCATGATAGCTTCATAATTGATACGACAAAAGCAGAAAAAGACCTTGTATCAGATATGGTAAGAAAATTTTCAGATACGCCTTTGGGATTTTTTAAAGTTAATGTAAGTATTGGTAAAAATTTTGGAAATATGAACAAGATATAAACTATTTATAGACGATTGGAGGAGATAAGATGCGCATCTCAAAAGAAAGATTAAAAGAATTAATTAAAGAAGAGCTTGAAAATATGACTGAGGCTAATCCTGCCCCTGGAGCCTCGCAAGTTGCCAGAGATGTCGTTGCAGCTCTTCGCTCTGGCGATTCTGCCGAAGATCAGGTTTTGACGCAGTTTATAAATATGTGGGGCCAGGCAGCTGCAGCCGGCACTGTAGGTCGAAATCCAAAAGTTATAAGACTTCTTGGTTTGATTGAGCAAGCGTTGCAAAAGTTCCTTACCGAGCCTGTGCAAGAGCAAGCTCCGCCCGTATAAGGAAAAAATCTTATGGACAATGATTTACGCTTTGTAATGGAGAATTGGCGCAGCTTTATTAATGAAGCTCCGTCAGCTGCGACTATCGGAGACCTGATGACTGCGGTAGAAATCTTACGAAGCCAGCAAGAAAGGGCTGCGAAAGTTGCTAAACTTAAAAAGGTTGGCGGCGCAGCAGCCAGAATTGGCTTGGGCATCATAACAGGCGGTATGTCAGAAGCAGTCCAGAATGCCTCAACGGCTGTTGAGGCGATCAATGATTTATATGATGCAGCCACTGATCCAACTGCCATAAATTCCGGAAAAATGAAGAATATGCCATGGCTTGAGCTTCTAGGTATTGATCAGGAGTTTTCAAAAATCATCGAAGATGATGTTGAGAGACAATTTTTGAGAAGCTACATACAAAAATATACTACGGGCCTAGGCGCGCTAGGAAGAAACAATCCGATTCCTAATTTTACAAATCTTTTTGCAAAGTGGCTCAACAAACAACAGCTGAAAGATTCGCCTTTACAAATTAGTAATAAATAGAGTTGATATGGAAACAATAATTGGCCTGGGAAATGTGGGTTGTAATATTGCCGAAAAGTTTGCGCAATTCCCCCAATACAACATCTACAGAATAGATACTAAAAGACGAAAAGGCACTAAATTTAAAAAATTTCCGGAGTGTTCTTCACATGAGGAGTACGAGGCTTCTTGTCCTTCGATGAAGAGGTACTTTAAAGATGCAAAGCCCCCGTACCTCTTTGTTGTTAGCGGAGGAAGTACAATTAGCGGCGCCTCTTTGCGCATATTAGAACAATTGAACAGCAAGGACGTTTATATACTCTATATAAAGCCAGATGTTTCTTTGCTGGCACACACAAAACAACTTGAAGAGCGCGTCGTTTTCAATGTCTTGCAGGAGTATACGCGTTCAGCAGTTTTTAAAAAAATGTTTATAATTTCTAATACTGAATTGGAGGACGCCATTGGCGAGGTTCCGATCACTGATTATTATGATAATCTTAATAGCGTCTTGGTCAACACAATACATATGATGAATGTCTACAATAATTCTGATCCAATCATGGGGACACTTTCAGACACACTGGAGACAGCTAGGCTCTCTACCGTTGGCTTATTGAATTTGGAGACGGGAGAAAAGAAGCTATTTTATCCTTTACAAACTCCTCGCGAGATACTATATTACTATTCAATAGATAAGGAACAGTTGAAAAGCGACGGTACACTTCTTAAAAAAATACTTAATCAAGTGAAGGAAAGTGGCGTCAATGATACGAGAGTTTCGTATGGTATCTATTCGAATAATTATGAGCAAAACTACGGATATGTAAGTCTTTTTGCTTCTCTGATCCAATCAGAAGAAAGTTGAAATAGTTATTTACTTTTTTAGTATGGAGCTTATATTGAGTTTATCAGATGTCTGGGAGATTAACCGGACATACTCTATTAACAAAAAGGAGAATTATAATGGGTATTGATATGACAAAGATGAAGGCTAAGTATGAGGCCTTGCAAAACAAGGGTAATGGCAATAGGGATCTTTTTTGGCGTCCCCCGGATGGCGAGTCGACTATTCGTATCGTGCCTACTGCAGACGGTGATCCGTTTAAGGAGTTTTGGTTCCACTACAACGTAGGCAAGAACCCTGGCTTCCTTAGTCCAAAGCGAAATTTTGGCGAGGATTGTCCTTTGGATAATTTTGTACGCCAGCTATATAACGAGGGTACGGATGATAGCGTCAAGCTAGCCAAGAGCCTATCAGCCCGACAGCGCTTTTTTGCTCCCGTTGTCGTTCGCGGCGAGGAAGATAAGGGCGTCCGCGTCTGGGGATTCGGTAAGACGGCGTACGCGGAGCTTTTGAGCTTAGTGTTAAACCCGGATTACGGAGATATCACAGATGTTGATGAAGGTACTGATTTGGTTATCCAATATGGAAAGCCCGCAGGTGCGCAGTTTCCGCAAACGAACATTACACCTCGCCGTCGCCCCTCTAGTTTGTCAACACAGGATGAGCAAAGTGCTAATTGGCTTGATAACATTCCAGACTTTTCTTCTCTTTTCGAGAGAAAGAGCCCCGAGCAAGTTCAGGTTATGTTAGACGAGTTCTTGCTAGGCGAAGATGCGGAGGCTTCGACAGAATCCACGGATAATACTGGAACTTCTGTTGACAAGGCTTTTGCTGAATTGCTTGGTAGCTAAAGGTTAGATCCGCAGGAAGGCACGGGTTTACAGGTGCCTTACATTTTAAAAAAAAGGAAAATAATAAAATGATGATTAGACTTATAGTCGCAATTGCGGCAATTTCAGTATTAGCTGGTGCTTGCAACCTTACTGAGGAGAGTGTAGACACTAACAGTACGGTTAATAGCGGGACTACAACTCCCACGACTGGCACCACTACTACTACAACTAATGGCACTGTTGGCACCACTACTGGTGCGAATACCAACACTACCAATACCAATGTTGATACTGGCACGATCAACAACACTACCAATACTACAACCGGTACTGTTGTTGAGACTACCAATACAAGTACTGGTACGGTTGTTGGTACTGATAACAACACTGCCAATTAGAACTATACCGCAGGAAGGCCTGGGTTTACAGAGGCCTTAAATTCAAACCAACAAGAGGAAACCATGGCAAAGAAAGCGAACAAACTTGGAAGATTAAATTTGAATGAGATGCGGAATCTCATTAATAAAAAGGTTGGTTTGAATGTTGCACACGATTTACGTAGCGACAATCCAACCGAAGTTAAAGAATGGATTCCAACTGGCTCAAGGTGGCTAGATAGTATTATATGCCATGGGAAATTGGCGGGAATTCCAGTAGGAAAGGTTGTCGAAATTGCTGGTCTGGAAAGCAGTGGTAAGTCCTATATGGCTGCTCAAATTGCAGCAAATGCACAGAAGAAAGATATAGATGTAATATATTTTGATTCTGAATCGGCCATTGATCCTTCTTTTTTGGAGAGTGCAGGCTGCGATTTAGATCGCCTTTTGTATGTCCAGGCTCAGAGTGTTGAATTTGTTTTAGAGACAATAGAAGAGCTATTAGGCTCTAATGATAATAAGATGCTTTTTATATGGGATAGTTTGGCGCTAACTCCCGCAATCAGCGATATTCAGGGTGATTTCAATCCGCAATCTTCGATGGCTGTCAAGGCGCGCATTCTTTCAAAAGGCATGTCAAAGCTAACTGTGCCGATAGCTAATTCACAATCGACCCTTTTGGTGCTAAACCAGTTAAAAACGAACATAACAAACAATGTAGCTGAAGCTATGACCACGCCATATGTTACTCCAGGCGGCAAGGCCTTGACTTATACTTATTCGCTACGCATATGGTTG